GGGCTGAGCTGCTCAGCCATTTGAGCCTAAACAGCTCAAAAAGCTCGGCCCCAGGGAGAGATTACTCTTCACCCACATCCCATCAGTGTGATGGGAGCCAACGGCGTTTAAGCTTGACGGCGCCGTGCCGTGCGGATCTCTCCAAATGTTTCTCATCCACTTGTTCTCCATAGGAGGAAGAGGACAAGAAGAACTTAAGAAGAGCAGGGTAGTCATCCAATTTATCTTCACGATAAACTGGGCTTTGGGACCATGCCATTACTTCATGGCGATGGTATGCCTTGTTCCAACGCTGAGCTGAAACATGGCTTCCAAAGTGATTGACTAACCCCAAACCAGGGAACCTGTCATGGACTATTGGTAATTTACCAATAATCTTCTCTACTATCTTTTGAAGATAGAGAGAGGTACGCCAGTAACCGATTTTGTGAAATCCGTTACAGGCTGTTACCCATGATATAAGGTTCTTGGCCATCCGCCTGTGAGTCGGGACGTCTTGACGTAGATAGACAGGTGTAACGTCTACTCCATCAAAGGCATCCATACCGCAAGATTCTCTGAATTTGCCACAAGAGAAGCTTTTGGTAGTATTTACCTTGCACATGTTTCGATGCAGGTAATCGCTCACAACAGAAGCAGTGTATGCAGGGACGATTATATCGTCTCCGTATACATAAACGTATGATGCTATAAATTTTATAGTACCATACGTAACGGGGAGGTGGTGCATCTCCAAGAGAGCCGCTATACAAGAAGTATAGAAATACATCGACTCAACTGGAAAGCACAGAGCGCTACCCATGGAAGCAAACTTCTTAAGGTGAATTACTTCACCGTCAGGAAGTTTTGCTGTCTTCGATCTACATGCGTAAATAGCATCCCGAAAGTCGGGGTGGCTATTGAACATGTAGAGTGCCCCAGATAGAGGAACTCTATCAGAAGCACTAGAGAGGTCTAATGTGGCATTAGTACCGCTCTTCGAAGATCTCAATGCATGCATCTGGTTTATTGATTGGTCTGTGAAGTTCACATGACCTTTCGTTAAAGCAGATGTCTCTAAAACTCTTACGAGAGCTTTAGAAAGTGCCTGCTGTGTATATTGCATACACGCAGGTTCAATTGCAATGATCCGGGGTCCTTTTAACGTCTTTGGAACAAGTGTTACCTTCACAGGCAACTCATCTTCCTCAGACACGTCTTGGATATCTTCAAACATCTTAGATTCTAACGCATTCCAAGAAGGAAGCGCAAATGAATCTAGATTAAAGAAGGGTTCCAGACGTCGATGCCATGTGCGTAGTTTAAACTTCTGATTAGAAGAATAAGACTCCGCAACACTTCCAGGGCCATGCTTTGGCTTGAGCTCTCTGACATCCCTGATAATCGGGCTGTTAAGAACAGAAGGCCATAGCAAATCGCAAACAGCATAAAAAGTGCTAGGATGCGTCGCCCCGGTCTCGGCAAAGTGTAAAAGGTCTTGCTCATCAGCTTTGAAACCTTCAATAGCACGTCTATTCCGGAAGGAAGTAGTCGGGCAATTGAGCTTTTTAAGCGTGTAGGCAATCTGCCGCAACGCTGAAATCGCTTCAATAGAAGGTTCATCGTTAATCCTCCCTGTTTGTTGATCAAAAATGAGCCTGAAGAAACCTTGCAGGAATGCAGGGATCTTCGACAGTTTCTTAAAACTACGGAAGCTGTTTGGGGCTATCTCACCTTTAGAAAGACTTAATTCTAAGTCTGACCCAAGTTGAGGTAAGGTTATCGTCAAAAACGACAAACCCTCATTTTTGACTCGTGATCTAATAGTATCTAGATCTCGAGAAATCAACGGGTCTGCTTCAAGCTTTGTGCTGGCATCGATAACGACGCTAAGCACTACTTCGGTAAGAACACTTTCGTGGCTTTTCATAATTCCTCCCTATTGGGTGGTAAATAATCCAGCCACGACTTCCCCAAACAAACAATTCGCGAATTAAGCCAGCTCATAAGAGCTGGCTACGAGATCAATGTTGATGCGAAAGCATCTTGGTCACGTTCGCGGTCGAGAGCCAGGCAATGAAGCCCTGGACAACGTCGTCTATCTCTTCATCGTCGAACCCATATTCGGGTTCATCGATGACGATGTAGACCCCCAA